GCCTATAGAGATTATAATCAATAATATTAAAGAAACAACGATTATGATTATTTTTTTCATCTAATTTGCTCCTTTCATATACTTTTCATACGTTTAATATTTTACACATATAAAATCTGTTTATAATAATTTTATATACCTTTATTTATTTAATAACTAATATAATCTACATATCCATTCGTAGCAGTAATGTATTTATAATTTGTGCCACTGCTTCCATAAAAATGTTTTACTACTACACCATATCCTTCGCTCGTAGATTCTTTGTAATATCCTTTTAATCTATATACATAGGATACAGGGTCGCCAATATTAATGCTGTCTAATGGACTATGTGATAAATAATATTCTTGCCTCATCCTTGATTCTGCTTCTAAATATGCTTGTCTAATATTTTCTTTATTCGCTATATCATGCTCAGCTTTTTCTCTAAACTCTGAATAATTTAGATTCTTTACAAGAAAATTATAATTTGAATTTACAATTTCCATATTAGGTTTATCATTATATAGTTCTTTATATATTTTATTATATTTTTCACTAGCTATCCGGTCTATTCTAACCTTTATATTACTAAATGTACTTTCACTCCCCCTAAGATTTTTTAATAGAGTATAATATAATTCAAGTTTTTTATAATCCATTAATTTCTTTTCCCACTCTTGTTTAAATAACTGATAAATCTGCTGTCCATAAGTATATGAAAAACTATAAGCTTGACTTTTTGCTTCAGTGTTTTCAAATTTTGGATCATCGAATTTTTTAAGTTGTTCATTTATTTTTATAATAGTCGCTTCATCAAATGTATTAGAATACGTTAAAGTTTTAACTTCTTCAGCTATTGAATTTGATTCAGCGATAATTGCATTTTTTTCTCTTGTTATTTTTAAATAAATTCCAATACCTACAGCTATTGCTACTAGAAAAAAGATCGAAAAAATTATGATGACTGATTTTTTCTTCATTTTAATTGCTCCTTATTAAATAATAGCTTTAAAATATATTAAAAGAATTATTTCTAAGGTGCTTTTTGTTTTATACCTCCGTACTATCTTTCGATAGCTTAATATTTTTAAGAACCAATAGTAAAGAAATGCAGTTATCAATTAACTTTATACATAGTGTAATATCCCAACTATAAAACCATTAGATAAAAGTGTCAAATTGAATCTTAAGTAAAAAATTATAAGAAAGGGTATTAAAATAGCAGTAAATGGCATAAAGCCCATCTGGATGATGGGCTATGCCTATATACTCTTTATCTGTGGCCTAACGACTGGCCCATTCGACCCACTAAGGCTTTTGGTACTCCTTGCTTCGTATGGGGTTCTAGGCCGCCGTTTCCAGCATCCTCTAGGCGTGGACTAACTCTACAATGTACTCTCGTGCAAGGTGAGCCGACTAATAGAGCCTGGCCCATTCCAACTACATAGCGCCATATAATGACTGCCCCCGCTGGATGAAATCGCCCACTACAGGCGTGCATAGCACGTCCTGCGAAAGGCAGAAAGCCTTTTACCCCCTAGCAACCGCTGGAAACGACTGGCCTATACTTCCATACTACAGCACTCAACGTTCATCACGCATGACAAGGACACTAACCTATTGCGGGTACAAAGAGGCTTACCCTATCGCATAGTGACAGCACTATAGTTTTCCCCTATTTAGCAAGAATCATGCCCAAAACTACAGACTATAGGCGTGCCGATGGCGTGCCAGCCCTATTGAGCATGATTCATGCCAAAGAATCAGGGATTTATAGCTATGCAATCCGAAAATCCATAAATGTATGGTACTTTCTATATATCGATTGCCTGTAAAATTGCCCTATTAGTTGAAAGAAAAAATCGAGACTAGGACGCTTAAAGCGTCCCGGCGGGCAAAGCCCACTACCCCCTATAGTTCAGTACCTTCTGCGCTTCTTTGTGCAAGGTTTGAAGTGCCGTGCTGGATGATCTAGCTACTTGTTCCAGAGTAGTAGAATCGGAAATATGCCTATAGCAGGTTAAAAATGGTCCCTTCTGAAGCTTTCCGGCTTTCCTGGCTAGAACGTGCTTTTTAACGATTGTAAACGCTTCTATATCACTTCCGGCGGATTTTATGAGCCTTGCGGCCTTCCTGTTTGATTGCGCCTTAAACGGCACGTATTCTACCACTGCCTGACTGACAGTTTCCGGCTTTCCTGTATTCACTGAAGCCATGAACGCCGGAACGATAGATTTTACGGTTTCCGCTACGATTGCCGATATGAGTTTTTCCATTGCGATATTGTCCATATATCTCCCCTAGTGTTGGATTTATAGGGCAATTATATAGGCAATCGATATACTTCCCTTCCTTTGTGGTATCGGGTCTCGCTTTCAGCGTTCACGTGCTATGGCGTACAATGGCGTTTCCATCGCCTCGGGTACGGTTTCCCGGCTTTACGGTTCCGGCTTCCTACAATCGTCACACGGTACTAGACTGCGAGACTATCCGCTACGTGTCACGGCTTTACGTGACGGCTTGTTAAAGAATGCTATCGAAAATACATTGTATCGTTTTTCGATAGTCTCATCATCTAAGACGCTTAGAGTTTTGTCAATATCTTTTTTCTATTTTTTCGAAAATATATTTTATCGTTTTTCGATGCAAGTACTCATGTATGGCACGAAGTATGCAACACAGAAAAATCCCCTCTAAGAAAGAATAATGAGATCATGAAAATGCTTTTTAGCTCGGGCATACACGGAAAGCCCCCCAGGGGGACATTGCGGGTCGCGCTTGGAAGAATGACCTATGGAATTATCTGCAAGTTGAAATGTTCTTGACTTATTATCGAAAAACGATATATTATACAAACCATTGGAGGGTATCATGGCTAGTAGAACACCTACAGGAAAAGTATATGTTGGAATAAAAGTACCAGATAAAAACTATGACTTCCTCCAAGAAATTGTAGACAAAGATGGTGGAAGCATGGCGGGCTATATAAACGAAGCTATACAGAAATGGCTACAAGATAAGGGCTATGATGCGGAAGCAGCCATAGATCACAGAACAGGCAAATGGGTTCGAGTTAAAGATTTGAGTAATCATGCAGAAATTAAAGGGAGTGAATAATTCATGTCAGCGACACCTGAAGCCAGTAAAGGCAACTTTGATGAACGTGCAGCACGCTTCGTTGTCGAGATAACCGATCCTGATTCCCCTAACTACGGTAATGCTCTAGGTTCTGCGGTATCAGCGATGGATGTCACCTATGAGACAGCGCATAAACAGTCATATAAGCTCATGCGGCAAGATCGCATCAGGAATGAAATAGAGCGCATTCTAGAGGAACGAGGGATGGGGAAGGAACACCGTTCCAGCGTCCTTATCGAGCTTATTACTCAGAAGATGACTAGGAAGACTGAACGGTATAACGCTGAAGGTGAGTTGGTCGAAGTAGTCAAATCTGGACCTACTTTCTCGGATATCATCAAGGCAGTAGATACCCTTAATCGAATGGATGGCACCTATACAGATCAGAAGAAAGTGTCAGATCAGGAGAGGGATGTACATAGGGCGCTGATAAAGGAAGTTATGAGAGAAGCTAGGGATAAGGCAAAAGGAAAGAATTTACAGGAAAAAGATTTAATTGACATAAGTATTAAGTAGGTTATTATAGTATAATAGTTTCATATTTTTTAAAAAATGGAGGCTGATATGGATCATAAAAAAGCTGTATCGACTTTGACTTTTTTAATGATCGCAATAATCTCTCTAAGCTCACAAAATGTTACCACATCTTCTGGCGGATCAATAAAAACTGAATTAGGTTATGGGATAGTAGTAAATGAAAAATCTTCATTAAATCGTGAATGGATAACAATTCACGATTCAAATCTTCCAATAGATATAGTTGATACTGTAGGAATAAAAACCATCTATAAATCAAGTAGTTCTTATTCTTCAGGTGGTTATCGATACAAAACTGAGTATGAAATAATCTGTCGAGAGCCTATTGCAGCATTTGAAATTAGGTTTTTAACATTTAATATTTGGGGAGAAAGAGTCAAAAATTTATCTGCAACAGTAATTGAAGATATTCAGCCAGACGTTAAGAAATCATATGAAGGCATATGGACATTAAGTTCAGAAAATGATGCAGAGGAGTTCTTCGCTTCAATAGCATATATCGCTCAAGTTAGAACAATAAATGGGAGAATATATAAAGCAAATCCTTCATTTGTAGTAGAACAAGCAAGAAAGTATACAGAAAAATATTCTGAATCAGACCTGGAATTAAGAGAGGGTTAATTTATGGTTTTATATCTACAACCATAGTATTACAGATGAATTATATAATTCTGTATTATTGGAGTTGTTATGGGCATATTCCTTTTCATTTTTTTTGGGGCTTTACCAATTTTAGTAATAGCTGCCTTTATATCAAACACTAAAAGTAGAGCAAAAACAAAGGATATTCCGAATCGACCAAAATGCTCTTTAGCTAATGTGCGAATGTCACAACCAGACATCATTGAATGGGTTAAAAAGTGTTTAATACTGGCTGGCCAAGAAGAAAAGGCCATTGAGTTTGAAAAACGAGCTGTACAGGAGCGCTCTATAGGCAAGTTGGTTAATCTATGTGACGAGTATATAGATAGATGGAAATAGCATAAAAAGTTAATATTCATTTTTCGTTGATTCCAAAGCATGTTTGATCATTTTATTTATTGTTAGTTAGTAGCTTCTTATGATAGAAAACATGGAGGATTTATGCTATTAGTTGATAACTTACAGCTAGGTTCAAATGATGCTGAAGATTATAAAAGAAAAGATTTAAAAGATTTTTTTAACACTATTTTTGTAAAAAATCTGTTCCTTGATAAGCTATTAACTTCGAATACGTTTTTTCTTATCGGCGAGAAAGGTACTGGAAAAACGGCATATGCTGTTTTTTTAGCAAATAATGAATATAAAAATACAAGGTCGCAAATTAAATATATAAGAGAAACACAGTATCAAAAATTTGTTACTCTTAAAACTGAAAAACACTTACTACTTTCTGACTATTCATCAATTTGGCGTGTAATTCTATTAGTTTTGGTGGCTTCAAATATAAAAAAGGATAATATCTTAAGCCCTTTCTCTAAGAGTGATAAACTATTTGCAATAAAGTCAGCAATTGATGATTATTTTAATCATGCTTTCTCTCCAGAGATTGCAACAGCATTGCAGTTAGTTGAAAACTCTAGAGTTTCTGCCGAATTAATATTTAAAGCAATTTCTATAAAAGGTGAAGCATCATCACAGCTAACATTCTCAGAAACAAAATTCCAAACTAATTTACAGTATATTGAGAGGAAATTATTAGAATCCCTAATGGGATTAAAACTCGATATCAATGAATATCTATTTATTGATGGTATTGATATACGTCCTTCAGGTATTGAATATAAGGACTATTTAAGTTGTATTAAAGGACTGGCTGAAGCTACTTGGTCTTTAAATAATGATGAATTTAGTGTTTCAAATGGTTCTAAAGGACGATTTAAAATAGTTTTACTACTTAGGCCTGATATATTTCAATCAATTGGGCTTCAAAACTCTACGAATAAAATTATGAACAACTCCGTATTTCTCGATTGGAGAACTACATATCCAGAATATAAAACATCTGACCTCTTTATACTTGCAGATAAGTTATTGACATACAACCAACCAGAAAAAGACATTAAAGGAAAGCAGCCAGGAAATGTATTTGATTACTATTTAAATTGGACAACTTCGTCAACAAGTTCAAAAAGAGAATATGATACACCCTTTATTGATTTTCTAAGACTAAGCTATTCACGGCCAAGGGATATTGTGACTATTATTCAAATATTGCAGACAATTCAAAGGACAAAAAAGCCTGGAGAATCTACTTTTCTACATACTACTTTTAAAAGTACGGATTTTAAAAAAGCATTTTCTGACTACTTAATGGGAAGTATAAAAGATCAACTTTCATTTTATTACTCAGATGAGAATTATAAAATGCTCTTACATTTTTTAAACACATTTAAAGGGCATGCGGAATTCGATTATGCATTCTATGAAAAAAAGTATGAGGAATTCGTAGAATACGTTTTAGCTAAAGCTAGAGAATTACCTGAATTCATAGAAGAAAAAAATACATTTTTACAATTTTTATATGAATCAAATTTAATATGCTATTTCGATGAAGGGAGCAGTGAGCCACTAATTAGGTGGTGCTATAGGGAAAGGAAGATCTCAGACTTAACTCCTTTGGTTGAAGAAAATAAAAGATATAGGTTTCACTATGGTATTCTAAGAGCATTGAATTTAGGCTCATATTAGCATCAATCGATAATGCCCCCCCTGAAGATTAATTTAACAAACTCTATTGCTTCTTTAGTAAACAATAATTAACTCAATGCTTAATACCTTCAATGCTAAAACATATTCTTTTGGTCTTCAGTAGTAAATTCTTGACTGTGTAGAATATCCCTTGTCTTACAATTTCAAAAGTGTCTTGACACATTTTTAATCTTCCTCCATATATAATATACGCATGCATACTAGTACAGATACAGAAGAATAGATTAGAGATACTTTCCTGCGTCTCCAGAGGGCTTCGCTAGTGCTCAGCACGACTGCGGAAAGTTCAGCATATAGCTTTTAATACCAGCTTAAGAGGAAAGAAAATCGTGACTGATAACGGTTAGGGTACACCTGATCTCGATGGTCAAGGAGATGGTATATACAAATGTATCATAGATAGATACTTCGGAGTTTCATGGAATACGTGCGCACTCCCGCTGAGAGACGGAAGTATAAAGAGTTCTTAGACAAAACAGGGAAGGAGGAGCTAGCGGCAGAGCTTTACCTGCAATGGAAGGCTCTCACTGATTTGTATTTCCTGGGTGCCGTCATTCTTGGCATGGACAAGATTGAGGATGGGGGTCGTCCCCGCCTCGATCCTGTGCTACACAGATGGCTTTCTGGCATCATGGAACGGAATGATGACACCCTTATTCTGATTCCCCGCGGACACATGAAGTCCGCCTGGACGAAAGTTAAGATCATCCAGCTGATACTTCAGAACCCTAATATCCGCATAGGGTTGTTCTCACGCACGTCCAGCTTAGTTGAATCGCAGTTAGGCGAGATCAAACAACTTTTCTGTACTCCAATGCTCATGCGGCTATTCCCTGACCGAATCCCGGAGCCAGGCAAACGATTCGCCAACTGGAAGCGGTCAGTAGCTAATGAGCTTACCGTATACCGTTCGTCCGAATGGGGAAGAATCCCTCAAGAGAACCAGGTTGAAGCATGGGGAGTAGGAGCGACCATCGTCGGGCGGCACTACGATGTAATAATCATGGATGACATCATCAACGAACAGTCATGTTCGACCCCTGAGCAGATAAAGAAGGTCCGGGACTGGTATTCCTACATCCAGTCGATCAAGGACCCGGAAGGCTTCGAGCTTATGATAGGCACCCGCTATCATTTCTCGGACATCTACGGAACGGTCATGAAGGAGGGCTGGTATAAGGACAGGGTGTATATCCGCCGGGCTGTCGAGGATGGAAAGCCCATCTACAGATTCTTTACTCTCTCGATGCTTGCCAAGATCAAGCAACGGCAGGGAGCCTATGAATACTCCTGCCAGTACGACAATAACCCGGTCCCCAGGGATGACCAGATTTTCCCGCCCCCGCATCCTACCTATTCAGAGCTTCCCCCGGGAGACTACGCCTACTATATGACCATAGACCCGGCGGCAACCGCCGAGCGTTATTCTGATGACACAGGCGTCATCATCGGGGCGGTTAATTCAGAAGGTTTTCTGTATGTGGTCGAGGCTAAGAAGATTCACTTAAAGCCTGACAAGATGGTGGATGAGCTAATAAGGCTCATCGTGCAATACCGCCCCAAGACCGTGGGAATCGAGCTTGGGCTTCAGGCGGGGATTCAATACCTCTTGGACATTAAAAAGCGGGAATACGAAGAAATCACAGGAAAGCCCCTGCGGTTCAAGCTAGAGCAGATTGACGCGCCACGGTCCATGTCCAAAGAGGACAAGATAAACCGAATCCTTGGCGGCGTAGTGCGCACAGGCAGGGTGTTCATTCAGGAATCGCTTGCCGACCTCCTCCTTCAAATGGAGTTCTTCCCCAAGGGAGAACATGACGATCTCGTTGACGCGCTCACGATGATGGTCCAGATCATCACGGAATTTTCAGCCGGGACTTCCGTTGATGCGCTTAGAGACAGGTCTTACAGGCCTGATTCGTTATTCGGGATATTCAAGCGACGCTTGAAATCCTCATGGGAGTCGAAGTTTGTTGCCTAATGATGGACGCATTGCCCAAGCCTCATTCGGGAAGCTCCCGGAAAACTATCTAGAACGGCTTATCGCCATGGAGGAACGAATCAAGAAAGCTCCGAAGTACGTCTCAGGCACAAGGAGAACCGACGGCACGGCAATGCAGGACTTTAAGACCGGGGCGTATGGGGTAATGCGGTGATTCTCTACAACTTTACCTGCGACAGGTGCGGCATCATGGAAGAAGTCTTTCTGGACCCGGAAAAAATCAATGAAACTGAACAGCTTTGCCCTACCTGCGCTAAGAAACTGCGCCGTAAGTACTCCTCCCCGACTATAAAAGTGGCCTTCAGAGCCGGACATGACCCCTACACAGGCATGAATTTCAACTCGCAAGCCGCCCGGGAACGGTACATGGCGGAAAACGGCATAATAAGGGCGGCAGAATGACCTTCTCGGAATTAAAAGACGCTGTCGATGCCGCCTACGGAAGCCCTGAGCATGAGGAACGCCGGAAGAAGTGGCAGCGATTTATCAAGGAATTCACCGGGAAATGGTGGAATGAGTCGGAGCTTCTTCCCGAAGACTCTAGGGTGTTCTGCAACTTCATCTTCTCCACGATTCAGACAACTGCCCCGCTTCTGACTGATAACAGGCCGATCTGGTCAGTCCTGCCCCGCCGCTATTTCTTTCAGCGGGTAGCCGACCTCTATAACGACGCCCTCAAATTCGTCTGGGAAATGGCCAGGATGGATGAAAAGCTCCTGGATGCCGTCTATGACTGCTTAATCCACGGCACGGCGATCTTTAAAGTCTACTTCGACCCCGATGCCGCCGGAGGCCTAGGCGATGTCGCCATCGATGTGGTGGACCCTTTCGATTTCGTGATCGCTCCCGGCTACGATGACCCCTGGAACGCTTCCTGGTGCGGCATGCGAAAGCTCATGCCTGTAGAGGATGTCAGAAGGCTCTATCCGAAAGCGGATAAGAACATAACTCAGGAAGAATACGCTACTGAACACGATCAGAAGCAGGACCGCCTGGCTGAGCATGACCTAATCGGAGACTACATCCTTGTCTACGAAATATGGCTTAAGGATAACGAAACCATAGAAGCTATCGAAGAGCAGTACGCAGGGAAGAACGCTGACGGCAAGGATGTATCGGAGCAAAAGAAGGTTAGGAAAGCCAAGTACCCGAACGGCAGAATTCTCACCTTCACAGGCGGGAACGCGATTCTCCTCGATGACCGACCTTCCCCCTTTAACCATGGACGGCCTCCTTACGTGGCGCTCCACAATTATAAAGTGCCGCATCAGTTCTGGGGGATAGGGGAGCCTGATCAGATAGAAAACCTAAACCGGGAATTCAATGTCCGCTTGCAGCAGATAGTCGAGCATGCCCGGAAGTATACGAAGCGGAACATCGTCGTTGACGAATCGGCTGGCATAACGACTGAGCAGGTGAAGGACGCCATTCAGAAGGGCGACCAGGTGCTTATGTCGAAAGCCGGATTCGCCAAGGATGTGGTGGCGACGCTGGAAGTCCCGGACCTGCCTTCTGTCATCACGCAGATAATGTCCACGATTCCCCAGCTTATCGAGGAAGTATCCGGGGTCACCGATGTTACGAAGGGTGTTACAGGAAAGCGCCAGCGGCAGACAGCAACCGAAATGTCGATGCTTCTGGAGTCCTCCTATACAAGAACCCGCCAGCGGGTGAGAAACCTAGAATCCTCCATTAAGCGGCTTGCGACCCTCATCGTTGAACTCATGATGCAGTTTTACACTGAGCCTCGGAGCTTCTATATCCGCAAGGATGAGGAAGTCCAGTATGGCGTTATATCTAATCAGCGGGATTTCTTGGAAGAAACCTTAAAGCCCCAGACTCCTATAGGCCTCATGGATGATGACCTTTCTGAAGAAGAGAAAGAAGATATCGAAGACTACAGAACCCTGATTGACGCCATCGCGGATACCGATGAGGTCTATTTCGATTTCAATATTGAGATCCAAACCAATTCCACCCTCCCCCTGGACAGGCAGTCCTTAGCGAATCTCATGCTCCGCCTCGCTGAAATGAAGATCGTCGATGCCCAGGCCGTGCTTGAAACCCTTAGGGTCCCTGGTACTGACAAAATCTTAGCTAGGCTTGCCGAACAGCGGCAGAAGGAACAGGAGATGGCACAGGTCGAAGGGGGGCAGGGAAACCCGGAAGCGGCGCAAGACCAGGCGCTTGTTCAGAATCTTCTTAATGACCTAACGGATGCGCAAGTAAAGGAGGAAGCGGTTGCCTAACCCCATGATGTCCCAGCCGGGAATGAATCCTCAAAAAACACTCCCCCAGGCGATGGATGAAAGCCTTTCTGTCATGAACCCCCAGGATGCCTTTCTCATGGCGGAACGCGGGATGCTCCGAGCCGACATGAGCGTACGGGAACTCTTTTCCACCCTCGGCGTCGATGTGGAAGGTCCTGTCACCCAGCTTTCCGAAATGGTCCAGCGGGAAACCCAGAAGGCAAATCCTTTGAACAAAATGAAAGCGGCAGCCGCCGCTAGCCCGATGGCGGACCCTGTGGCGGCAAAGCTTGGAAGCGAAGGCGGCATGCCTCCTTCCGGCTCGCTTGAAGATTTAATGAACGCAGGAGGCAGATAAAAGATGTTTATTCGTACCTGTTTCAGCCCCGATGACGGTTCTGGCGGCGGTACCGGGAGTTTTTCCGACAATGCCGCGCCCATGGAAGCGCAAGGACACGCTGAAGTAGCCCCTGTTGCGGCAGGACAAGCGAACGAGGGTACGTTCCTCGACCTTGACGATGAGAAAGGCGTCAGGAAGTCGTACCGAACGAAGGATGAATTTTTAAAAGACTGGAAGAACATGGGCATGATGCGCTCTGACTACACCCGCAAGACCGCAGAGATTGCGAAAATGCGGGAGGAGCATGAGAGGCAGAAGACTGAATGGGAATCCAGGCGCAAAGAGGAATCCGCTAAGTATGACAAGTACAACCAGTTTCTGCGGGACAACCCGGACATATACCGCCAGCTTCAGGAAGCGGTGAAAAACGGTCCCTCCGCGAGGGGGGCCTTAGACGGAGCCAGGCAGTATGCGGATGAACGGTACGCGGAACTGGAAAAGAAGCTCACCGACATGGAGGGCTGGAAGAAGAGCCGGGAGCAGGAGGAAGCCAAGCGAAAGCTCTATGACTCCTTTAAAACCCGGTATGAGGACTTTGACGAGCCTCAGATTGAGGATGCGTTAAAAGTCCTCTCCGAAGGCGACTCCGAGGCGATTCTTGACCTTTTATATCATTCGATCAAGGGCAGAAACATCCAGAATCCCCTGGAAGTGGAGAAGAAAATCGTGGACCGGATTCAGGCCAAAGGCTCAGCCAGGGTCCTCCCGGGAAACGGTCAGGTACCAAGAGCTTCCGGCTCCTATAAGAGCATGGAGGAAGCAGAGCAAGCCGCGTTAGTGGGTTTGCATTAACACAACAATAAAGGAGAGCAACTAGATGGCTCTTGAAATTTCCCAGGCGAATGCCGTAAGCCGCCAGTACTTCGAAAAGGCGCTTATCAACATAGCCTATGACAACTGCCCTTTCTTCAAGAAACTTAAGAAGGGCAACCAGGTGAAGGTAAAAGGCGGCACCCATATCCAGTGGCCTATCCGCTATACCGCCATGTCAGGCAACGGCGCGGTAAAGGGCGTAGACCCCGCCGCCCCTGTGACCTACGGCGTGGGGGACAGCCGGACCGCCGCTAAATCCGGCTGGAAGTTCTACTTCGGCTCCACGCAGATTAACTGGCAGGAGCGCGTCGAGAACGTAGGTGAAGCGCAGATCGTGTCCCTTTTAAAGGACAAATACGTGGAGCTTCAGGAGGACTACGAAGATAAGATGGCGAAGGACCTTTACTCCACCGCCGCCTACGACGAGTCCTGCAAGGACAAGATTTCTCCCCTCGCCTTCCTAGTCTCCGAAGGAAAGTACGCAGGAATCGACCCTGCCGATGCCCCCAACTGGAAATCGAAGGTCTATGCGGGGACCGACTGGACTGTCCTAGACCTGTATTCCGATGATGCCGCAAAGGGCAAGAAATCCCTTTACAAGGCTATTGTCGCATCCACCTTCGGCGGGAAGAAGCCTAAGTTTATCCTCACTACCGAGGATATTCTTGCGACTTTAAAAGAAAAAATCTGGCTTGCTACCAAGTACGAAGGCACGACGGACAAGGAAACCGCCGACATGGGATTCACGAACGTGACCTTCGAAGGCACGACCATCCTTGCCGACCCCTTCTGCCCCGCAGGATACCTCTTCGGCCTGGACATGAACGCCTTCGAATTCCAGATTCACCCCGATTTTAACTTCAAGACCGTTGATTGGGAGCCTTTGGAAAACTACCCCAACAACCTAGTCAAGAAAATGTCCTTCTCCGGGAACACCGTCATGAAATACAGGCACACGTCCTTTGTATTCAACGGACTCACCGGGATTGAGAAGGCAGCGTAACGAAATGACTGGACTCGTCCGCAATGGCTCATCTCCCTGGTTTGCGCTTCTCTACGGCGCGGACGGGTCCGTTTTTGTAACCGCGAAGGCTAAAGAGTACATTCCTTCCTGCACCCTCATGAAGATAACCTTCGCGCCATCAGGATTTGTCGCTCATCCTTTCGAATCGGAGGCCGAGGAATTCTACGTGGGCTGGAATCCAGCCGCCATGAGCAAGGCTTCAGAGCGCACCATCCAGATAGGCGGCGTTATAGGACCCATCCTTTCTATTAGAAGGCAAAACGCATGGCTTTATGAAGTTTCCGGGGCGGTGGAAGGGATCGAAGCTCCGATACGCCCCGCCAACGCCTTCGGCTATGCCCTTAGCCTAGAGAAAGCAATGCTCTTCCCGGTCATGGTCCGAGGGAGGTGAGCGTATGACACTCTCAAACATGATTGAAAAAGCCAGGCGGCTGTCCCGGACCGGGACGAATATACCTAATGAAGTGGTCACTGACTGGCTTAATGAAGCCATGCGCCAATTCGTGATCGATGCAGGGGGCATTACGGAAGTCCTGGACGTGCCGTTTACAGGCAACCAGATCGCTACACCTGAAGGATTCTTTGCGCTCCATCACCTTTTTATCGCTCGTAATGAGCTTAAAAAGGGGGCTTTGACGATGCTTTCTGAATCGGACATCGAAGGGACCCCGGCGCTGTACTTTGTATCAGGAGGGAAAATCCTTTTTAATAGAAAGGCCTCTTCCCCTGGGCTTACCGCGAAACTGATCTATGACCGTTTCTCTAAGGATTTAGTCCTCGATACCGACACCCCCGAACTGCCAGAGAAAGCGCACTTAGCCTTAGTCTACCTTGCCGCCTCAAAGCTCTCGGAAGAGAACTTTGAATACGATGAGGCATCGAGGAACCTCGCCAATTACCGCAATGAAATTCAGCGGTACAACATTGACCAGGCAAACGCCAACCCTTCAATCTTCGGACGCTGATATGCCCAAGACTATAAAGACCTTCCAGGACTTTTCAGGGGGATTCCACACCGACACGCCCTCCTCCTTCATGGCTGATTCCGACCTTCTGTTAGCCGAGAACTGCTTCTGGCATGACGGCCTTACCATGCGAGAAGGGTATTCGCTAAAGCATCGGTTTGAGAATCACACAATCCTGGGCTTCCTGCGCTCTGCCATAACAGGGACGGTACTGGATTATGTCGTCACCCGGGATTCTAATTCCCAGGCATGGCTTCAGATCGAGAACGGCGGAAGCTATGACACCCTTCCCTTAATGCTCATATCTCCGGAAGAAACCAAAGTGAGGATGCTCGACTACTCAGGGGCAATCGTTATCGTGGGGACTTCAGGGCATTCCAAGGCATCAGTTATCCAATTTCTGGACAATTCCTATTCTGAATCCTCCCTTGATGCCCTCGATGTCCGAACGCGGGAATACTATGACTGGAACGCAGGAAGAGCATCCTTCGGCACCTATACAGACGCAACCATTCCTGCGCAGTCAGGCGAACCCTGGATACTGGCTCCTTCATCGGGAGAAGGCTTCTACATAGCCTCAGATTTAGTGTTCAACCGCATCAAGATAAAGGATGTAAGCGCACCTGTCATAAGCGCCACGGTGAGAATTTCCACCTCAAGCGGATGGGAGGAAGTACAACCTACAGTCCTTACGCTTACCGACGGCATCGTCATTGAATTTGACCTGGAATTCGAAGGCACCCAGATAACCTTCACCCCTTCCTCCCTAGAAAACCATTTTAAAGGCCAGTATGTCGTCGAAGTATCCTTTCTATTAGAAGGGGAATCCCCTTCCGGCAGGATTGAAGCTATCCATCATACGCAGTATGTAACCCAGATAACAGGCAACGAAAACCCCACGGATGCGGCTGTCTACCGTTCAATGCTGTGCCTCGCGGCAGGGAATGTTGTTAATTTCTCCCCGCCTGATGCGCTCTCAGGCTGGCGCGCGGATGACGTGGAAGTCTTCATTGAAGGCGGCAAAGGGATTAAGCGGCTTCTAAACTTCAAAGACTCGATGCTTGTCTTTAAAGAGCGCACCCTCTACGGCTTTTCTGGAAACTCTCTTAATAACCCCACGGTAACCCGGATCGCGGATATCGGAACCACCCAGGCGGACAGCGTTGTGCCGTTTGAAAACCAGGTACTATTTATCTCAGGCGAAAACGTGATCCTGTATGACGGCGTAACGACCGCCGTTGTAAGCGGCCACATAGCCAAAGAGCTTAAAGGAAAATTCGCACAGCCTTCATGCGCTGCCTTCTGTCAGAAGGGAAATTACCTTCTCATAGCAAGCGGCAACGGCTACCTGTTTGTCCCTTCAACCTTACGCAAAAACTCAGCCGGGGATTTTCTTGTCTCGGTCTTTAAATTCACCCGCCACGCGTTCCAAGGCTTAGGCGCACGAAACGACGTGAACGAACTAGCCGCATGGCAAGAGGACAGTCTTTATACGCTCTTCTCCGGGACAACGGATGCAGGAGATCCAATCCCGATGGTCATGCAGACCAAACACATGGATTTCGGGTATCCGGGGTCCCTGAAGCGGTTTTTCAGATTTAAACCCATGGGGATAACGCACGGTGAAGAGGAGGGAGAATTCCTAATCCAGTTTGTCGCGGATTCGGTGAGGGCGAATATGCTCTGGCTTAAGAAGCCTGATCTTGCCCGGTATGTAAGCCTTCCCTATGAAACCGACGGCGAAACCCTGCAAGTAAGGATTTCTTCGTACTCGGACAATGGGGCGCGGCTTTCAGGCTTCGCGCTTGGCATAAAAGAAGGAACATTTTAGATGCTAAAAAAACGCCCTGAAGCCTTTGGCGAAAACCTTAAGGAATTTGAGGATGATCCGTTTCGCTCCCTAGTAGGCTCCTCGCTTGCGGTAAACAGCTCACTTCCCGACGAAGCCTACGGTCCCTACACTCCCTTCGTCTTTGATGAAGCAAACATTGTGCATGATTCCCGCACAGCAAGGGAGAGAGCCAGGGCAAGAAGAAATGCCGCGTTAGACGCAGATGCCAGAGGAGCGCCGGACGGCTTTGCTACAATTCCTTCACCTACAACTGAAACAAAACCGCAAACCCTGCCGAATGGACAGCCTAAGAAGACAACCGCCGAGCTTATTACCATCATAAAGGCGAATCCTGAAAGCCTGACTATCGGGGATATTGATTTCTCCGATCCTGAGCAAGTGGACGCGGTAATAGCCGAGCTTAAACAGGCGATGCAAAACCGATCCGGGGAACTGCGCTATGAAACCGTGCTTCCCGGGGACAGCAAAGGAAGAGCGCCGGGTATCTACGATACCGCCACAGGCAAGCTTATCCAGGCCTACGATGACACTTCCGCTTTGGAAGCGCAGAACGCCGATATAACTTCAAAGCTTTCCACCCTTTCCCAAGGCCAAAGCGCCGACTACCTGGACGCGCTTACAAAGATGAAGAATGCGCAAACCGCCGTCACAGGAGGGATCACCAGCGATGATACGGAAGCAGAGTATGAGCGCTTAAACGAGCTATCAGGCTCTGACTACAGGGACAGGATGTCAGCGCTTTCAAGCGCCGTGGACGAAGGACTTTCCGGGCAGGAAGGACTTACCGAAAAGGAGAAGGCGCTTTACCAGAGAGCAGGGGACAAGTCCGTCGCATTGGAACTGGCACAGGCGCAAAGAACCCTTAACAGCATCCGCTCCTCCACAGGCTCGACGATGGCCTACCTTGCCGCCGCCGATGAAGTGCGCTCGAAAATAAGCGATCTGCGGACCCAGAATGAAGTAGGGCTATTAAACGCGGAAATGGCGCGGAAAGAAAAGAACTACCAGAATAAGGCTGAAAGCTATTACAGCCTCTTAGAGCAAGGAAGAATAAGCCTTGCAGAGTATGAGGAGGGCTTACGAGCCGAGCGCTTTAACGCGTTCCAGGCATCCGCGGCAGCTTTGAGCCAGATAGCATCCCGGGATTCCTCTCAGATTCAGCACCTAACACAGCTTGCGGATGTCATATACGCCCAGATAACCGCCATGGAAGTAAAGAACAAGGAAGCCTACCAGAAATGGATAGACCTGGCGAATCAGGAAGTATCCCCGATTAGAAATCTCCTTGATGCGATCATCGCGCAGGATGCCCTTGTGACAAGCCGCTAGGGAATAAAGGAAAAAGCAAGATGTCATTTTTTGGAACTTCGCTTACAGGGGAAGAGAGAGAGCATGATTTATTCGGCTCACTTGCGTCCAGCCAGGACGCGCTCATTAAAGCCCGGAAAGAGAGGACGTTGCGCGATGAATCGGAAGCAGAGAAAGCAAAACAGGCCAAAGGCGGCTTTGCTACAGGGGCAGGCGGCGCGTTAGGCGCGTTAGGCGGCCTTGCGTCAGTCATCCCCGGAGGGCAGGTAATCGGCGCTGGCTTAGGCGTACTCGGGGCGATCATCGGGCTTTTTAAATAAGGATAGAACTACATGGGACTCTTTGACGCGAATAACGCCTCTCTGCAACTATTGATCGGGGCGAGGCAGAAGAAAAAAGAAGACGCCCGAGAAGAAGAACGGCTTGCCATGGAAAAACGCCAGAATCTTTTCGGGAATATCACAGGCGCGTTGCAGAGCGCCGGAAGCCTTGCGAAAGCGGGCTTTGATGTCTATGACAGCCTAAAGCTTGCCCCGAAACGGGAGGAGTCAGCCCACAAAAACGCCCTGGAACTCGTGCAGAGGGAGCATGAAAACCGATCAGCGGAAGCCGCGTCAGAACGCGTGTGGACATCGGAAGAAAAGCGGCTTGACCGGGCGCAGGAATGGGGACTTACCGCATTCAAGGAAAGCAAGCTCGATTCCCGGCTCCAAACGGAATTCTGGAATGACATTAACGCCATGCGGGAAAAGGGTTCCATTGATTCTACCCACCTTAAAGAAAAGTACGGCTATGACGAAGCCCTGCAAGAGAACGCCCAGACCCATGAAAAGGCCATGCAGGATGATTCCCAGGAATGGCAGTCTGAGGAGAAAAAGCTTGACCGGGTTCAGGAATGGGGGCTTACCTCGTTTAAGGAAAACAAACTTGATTCCAGGACCGCCAGCCAGTTACTCAATGACATCGCGCTCATGCGGGAAAAGGGTGTTATCGACACTGAGCTATTACAGACTAAATATAATTTTGACCTTTCTCTATTAGATGACACCCAGGCGCATGAAGCGGCGATGCAGGATGACGCGCAGGATTTCGAAGAGAACCAGGCGCGCTTAAACAGAATCCAGGAATGGGGAGTAACCTCGTTTAAAGAAAGCAAGCTGGACTCCCGCATGGCGCAGGAGCTTTTAAACGATATCGCCGTAATGAAAGAAAAGGGTGTTATTGATGAAAAGCTTTTAAAAACCAAATACGGCTTTGACGAAGCCCTTTTAAATGACACCCAGGCGCATGAGAGCGCCTTGCAGGATGACCAGCAGGAATTCCAGGGAAGCCAGCGTGATACCGAACTTAGCTTCACCAAGGAGCAGAACCAGCTTGACCGGGACCAGGAAATGGCGTTGGAAAGGTTTAAAACATCTTCCCAGGATTCCCGGCTTGAAAAGGAATTCTTGCACGATCTTTCCATGATGAGAGAAAAGGGCGCGATAGACTTTGCCGCCCTTGATAAGAAATACGGCCTTGATCTTGCCCTTCAGAATGACCAGCAAGGCTATGAAGCAGGGGAGGCGGACAAGGACCGCCAGAATCGAATCGATGTAGCGGGGATTGAAGCCGCAGGACAGCAAGCCATCACCACCATGCGCGGCAAGCAGGATACCGAAGGGGCAATCGACAGCGTGTATTCCTCCTCATCCAGCGCCTATACCACTGCTATCGATTCGGCAAGCGCGAGCCTTGCGGCGACAAGCGGAAAGGCGAACCCCTCCCCCGCCCTCATTAACGCCGAAGCTTCCAAATTTCTTTTCATGGACTATACCGGGTTCACCGCTTCGGGGAAAACCGAGCTAGCCGAAAACGCCAGGCGTGCTTTCGAGATGATAAACGGTCCCGGCTCCCTGGAACGCTACTCTCTCAATCCCCCTGCCGCGTCAAAGGATACAAAGGCGATAGGTCAGCCTAACCTAGGCGTGCTAGGAGGCAATGCCAACGCCGCCCCGCCGCCAGCGCCGTATACCTCCTGGGAAGAGTACATGAATGACTTAGCCCTCGGCAGAGTCCGGCAACCGAATGGCTCCAACCCTGAGAACCGGGGCGTTAAAAACTTCACTGGCGGCGCACGGTGACCTATCAGGACTACATGAATCAGCGGGGAAAGTATGGAAGGAAGTCTTCCGTATCCCCGGAGACGAAAGCCTACGTGGAGTGGTCCAGGACCAAGCGCGAGGAGGATGAGAAGCGCCACACGCCTGTCGAGTGGGCGTTAAACCTTCTGTCCATCGGGAACAATATCAGCGCGAATACGACTGAAAATGTCATGCAGTCCCTTCGTGGTCAGAGGGTCCCTTTTACCGAGTACATGAAAGACATCCTTACTAGCTTCACCCCTGAAGGGGAGAAGAGCTTTAGAAAAGTGTTCTGGGGCGATGAGGAAGATGCCTCCTATAAAGGCATGTTCGGAGAAGGCGGAGTAAAAGGAGGACCTCCTACTTTCGGCAATAAGGCCTTCAGGTGGGCGACAGGTACATTAGCCGATATCGTCTTAGACCCCGCGAATTATGTCAGCTTCGGGGCGACTAACGCCGCCAAAGCCGCCGCCAGCGCAAGCGCCGAAATGCGGATGATCGCCAGAGCCGCAAATCCTATCATTGATCTAAAGCTGTTCCGGGAAGGCTTTGACAAAGAATTTTTAGAAACGCTGCGAAAGGCCGGAAAGTCGAAAGAGGCGTTAGAGTATGCCCGGAAATGGGCGAAAGACGGCACCTTCGCCAAGGAGTATTCCCGGTATTACAAGGAGGCGCTTAGAAAATCCAAGGACGAACTAAAAGGGGATTTCCTAAAAGCCCTCGATGACAAGCCGTATAACCCGCAAGGGGGGCTTGTGAACGCCAGGATTAAAGGCTGGAAGGACACCTATGACAAGGCGCTTTCCGACAGGATCGAAACGCTTACGAAAAAAGGCGACTACTCCCGGTACGCGCACAATAAGGGAGCATCATCGGAACGAAGCCTTTCGACGGTAGTCGGGAACGAATCTGAAACCCTTAGAAACCTGCTAATCGAGAAGACTAAAGCAAAGCAGGATTTTCTTCGGGAGCATGCAAGCCAGATAGAAGATGCCGCGCAACGCGTGGTAAGGGCGCGGCTCTCTGGTGAAACGGATGTCCTTTCGGGCATTAAAAACTCACAAATCCGGGAATTGTTCTCAGGCGACAAAGGGCTTCTGTCACACCTAGAATCCTCGGACCTCTATTCAAAGATTGATCTTAGGCAGTGGGATAATCCTTTTTCAGTCCTCGACCACGCGGGGGAGTCGGCCTTCAAGCTCTTTAGAAAGGAACTGAACTCATCCACCCATGAGGGCTTTAACTCCGCGATGAAACAGTGGGACGCTTTCAAAGCGGCGCTTGGGAATAAGCAAGCAGTCTTAGGTAAAAAAGGGACTACCTATTCGGATGCCTGGTGGTCCTTGATGAATAACTCTCCCATAGGCAGGGTGCGAAGGCTTTTAGGCTTCTCCAATCCCTATGAGACCATGCTTAAAATAAAGGCGCGTGACGCATCGGAGGCAGCGCAGCACTCAATTCAGAAGTCAGTGAAAGACATAAAAGAAAAGCTTTCGGCATTCACCGACGAGGATAAAAGGGAGTATGTCTACCTAAAGAGCTTAAAAGAGAAAATAGGCCAGCGGTTAAAGTTTAAGGACATGGATTTTCCTACCTTCATCCGGGCGGCGGCTGACAAGGTACAGGCAGTCACAGGGCAGAGCATTGACCTGTCGGATGAAAATATCGAAGCCCTTACGCGTATCGACACTGAAGTGACAAGCGTCTTTAGAGGCTTAAAACAGGCTGAAGACGTGTGGGCTTCCCTTGGCTACAGCGATGAGATACGCGCGCTCCCTGATTATCTTGCCTTTGTCTCCCAAGGCTCAATTCCTAGCCCTGTGGGTCCGGGACGGAAGATCGGCACTTCCTCCCAGGCTTTTACGAAGACGAAGAAGAAGGGGCTATTCAGGTCAATCCAGGCGCAAGCCGGGGCATTGCGCGATATCGTGGACATGCCGGATGACCAGATCGCAGGGCTTTTTGCCGATAATGTCACGTCCACGAATCTGTCTTTGGATGAGATTCTGGCATCGAGGGTGATACAGCACTATAAGCTTTCAAAGCGCGTGGACATGATCGAGGCGTTCAAGCCCTTCGGGATAAAGATCGACGAGATCAGCGTGCCGAGTCAGCACATAGACCCCTTCTCCCGCCCCCACACGAAAGGGGAAGGCTTTATCGCCTACTCCGATGAAGCGGCTAAAGATATCCTTGCCTCTCACCAAGAAGGCCGGATGATGCAAAAGAACATGGCCTTAGGGGAGTATTCATCGCTCCTGGGCCTGGAAGAAGTGGATGATGCCTATTTCTCCGGCTACCTCTTTGATGAGCATGTGGCCTCGATCATCGACAGGACTTTGAAGTTTTCCTCCAATGACCCGGATATCCAGGCACTGCAAAACGCCTTTTCAGGCTTCACTCACCTGTGGAAGACAACCGTGACCTCCAATCCCGGATTCCACCTGCGGAACTTCTATTCGAACATGGTGACCCTCTTCCAGCAACACGGCTTTGACGCAATCGACGCAGAAACCGCGAAGGATGCCGGAATCGCTACCTTAGTGAGCTTAAACGGCATAGAAAAGGCAGCCGCGCAGTTAGGGCTTAAAGAGGAGCTTGTAAGAAAAGCCCTTTCTAAAACCTACGGCGGCCACACCTTAGGCGAGCTTGCCGAGTACGCCCGGAAGAAAGGCATCATTTCATTAAGCTTCGGAGGCCGGGATACCAAGGAAGCGGTGGTTGATCTCTTGGGGACAGGGAAGCAGAACATCCTAGAGCGCGTTGGGAAAGCTTCCCGGGAAGTCGGGGCGCATATCGAGAGCTTTGCCAAGATGGACTCCTTCCTCATAGGAGCAAAGAAGATGGCGAAGGAAGGCTCCATCTCCCCTTCCATGCTTGAATATGCCAAGAATGAATCGAAAAAATGGTTTATCGATTATGAAGACTTAACCGACTTCGAAAAGAATACGCTAAAAAAGGTATTCCCCTTCTACACCTGGTTAAGGCGCAATATCGCCAATCAGGTGGGGCAGATCACGGCAATCGAGAACTGGCCTACGATGGCGCTCCCCCAGAAGCTTATTAAAAGCGTCAGCGATGAATCCGTGGACATGGAGAAGATGCCCTCCTACATGCGGGAAGAAGGCGCGGTGCCGTTAGGCCGCAATGATGATGACGAAATCATATTCTTGTACCCTCAGCTTCCCATGAATGACCTAAACAAAATTCCTTTCAGGGGAGGCTCGACGTTAAAGGAAGCAGTCGGCAACAGCTTTGATTCCTTTATCTCCACGATGATCGATTCAGCACATCCGTTTATTAAAGCCGGACTGTCACTCTATGACTACGCGCAAAAAGATGAACGCGATAAGCGGACCAAGGAGACTTCAGGGCTTGCCGAAGACATGGCCTTGACCGTGACCGATTCCGTCTTGCGCCTCTTTGGTGAGAAGGCCGCCGAGCGCGGCGAGAACGGTCGGCTCTTGGTTGACAGCAACGTGCTTGAAGCGATCAGGGCGGTAGCCCCGCAAATCAGGACCATAGACCGATTGATTTCCCTTCCGAAAAGTGTTACAAAAGTATTGAACATTGATACTGATGTATTATTATCGGAAGTCGGCAAGCAAGCGACAAACGCTGATAAAACGAGAGCATTGTGGAACGCCCTCTCCTTCTATGCGGGAATCAGGGCGACCAACATTAACGGAAAAGAGGAACGGTATAAGAGGGCGCAAGGGATTTACTACCAGGCCTTAGACGAAAAGACAAAGGCGGAGAAAAAAAGTGCCGGGTATAAATCCCGGTCATTGAATTCAAGGCGGCAGATGGAGAAGACCTTCAGGAGACTTAAGCTTTTGTGAGAACCCTTTCGGACGTTGAGCGAATAAAGCAAATCGAAACTTCCCGGCGGCAGGAATCCGCGATCACAGGCCTTCCCCCCGGCTATATCTTCGGGCTGGACCTGTCTATCAGGGAGGCTGTCGCATATATCTCGCCAGGGGTTGCCTCGATTCGCGGGAAGATCGTAAGCCTTCCTAGTGAAGTTGCCCTGCGAAGCGATTTCTGGCTCACTCCCCGACGACCATCCCAAAGCTATTTCGTGTACTTAAGCGTTTCAGGAGCGCTGTCAGTCGAACGGGTAAGCCCGGTCGTGGAGCCTGGGCAGTATTACCAGAAGAATCCTATCACAGGCGCGCGCTTTCTAGGCGAACTTGTCACGAATGATGAAAGCTCGCTCTTCCGCGTTATCGCCAGGGACCCGGTCTACATTGGCGCTTCAGCAACCTTCGAGCCGGGGTATAACCCTAAAGACAAGCTTGATTCTATTGGAGGACGGTACGCAACCGCCGAAGGGGATAGATCAAAGCTTGAAGTTTTTCCCGATGCTGAACATGCGCTCAGGGTCCGCCGATGGGACTCCCTTTCATCTTCCTACAAGGACGTGCTGAAAATTCTTGTTGACGGTCAGCATGAGGGGGATGTCGTCATAGGGCGCTACGATGAAGGCTTTAACGGCGCGAAATGGGATGAGTCAGAATCAAAGCTCATCGTGAGGGGCGAAATGTTCCAGGAGGACGGCTCGCCCTATCCCACCCATGACGAGACAAGCCGCTTCATCTATGGCGAGGAAACCCCTTCTGGACCGTATAGCACCGGGGATTTCTGGGTCCAGGGCGGCGCAATTTATATCGCGATGCGCGACCGCGGCGAGAACGAAGGGAGCTTACAGGATTGGGTATGGTACATACGGCCTAATATCGCAACGGATATTCAATCGACGAACGGTGATAAATTCCGTCCGGGGCAGTCGGTATCGACAACGCTCATCCCCAGGGTGTTTAAGAACGGCCTGGAAATAACCGACGCACTCCCTGATTCCGCTTTCTCCTGGAAACGGCAGTCCTTCTTTCCGCTTCTTCCCCCTAATGACGATTTCACCTGGAATCAGAATCACGCGACAGGCTATAGAACAATTGAAGTAACAACTGACAGCATGAACGCCAGGGCTACTTATACCCTGGAAATACTAGAATAGGAGTACAGAAATGGGTGTAGTAAGCACAGGGCAGATAACCCTCTACGATCATAATGACGCGGCTCCTGTCACCGCGATAATCAGCGCTTCCAAGGGACTCACCCAGGTGTATACCAAGGATGAGTCTTCGACTTCGTATAATCCCAACTATGCGTCCACGGCGAACGTCCTGACCGCCTATGTCTATGTGAACGGTGTGAACATCGTAGGAAACCTCTCTAACCGAAAGTGGGGAACTACCTTAGGCGGCACTGATCTAGGAACCAATGTTTCGACAATCAATAAAACGACTAACATTGATCCAGCGAACCCCATTTACAACATTTACTTTGAAGGCGATTACACCGACCCGGTGACCGGGCTTGTAACCCACGTCAACGCGATGCTGTCGCTCAACTGCGTAAAAGCTGGCTCGAACGCTGTTTATGTCCTGGTGCGGGGACAGACGGCGATTGAAAAGGCAGCTTCCGGGTCTAAGAATACCGCGCAGATTTTTGCCGATCTCATGCGCGTCACTGGCGTTGATGATACAAGCGTCACCTACAAATGGTTTGTCTCTCCCTATGCCCCTGAGAATCAGCTGGACGCGAATCACGCGCTTGTCTCTGGCGGCAAGATCACCTTCAAGACCACCGCCGGAGGCACGGCCACGAATCCCGCCGATGGAACCTGGGCGGATGTGAAGTCCATCGTGATCAGGGAAGACGCGATCACTGACATAGGCTTATTCCAGGTCCAGGCAAAAGACGCTGATAGCAATATCTTCACCGCCAACTTCGTGGTCTATGATGTCTCAGACCCCTATGACGTGAAGGTGAACGCCTCGAACGGTCAGGTGTTCCAGAACGGCAACGGCTCTAAAAACCTGACTTTTGAAGTGTGGTACGGCGGGACGAAAGTAACTGATATTTCCGCTTACACCTTCACCGCCAAGCTCTATGACAAGGAAGGGGCTAAGTCAGGGTTCATCGATACTACCCGGACAAGTGCGGCGAAAGCAGTATCCGCGAATACTGCGGGGATTACTGGCAACGTGACCCATGCCGCGCTCTCTTCAGCGCTCGTAGCTGGCGATGTAATTAGGCTTATTTCAGCGGACGGCCTCACGATCAAATCCTATGAAGTCGGCTCTGGCTCGACTACGACCACCACGGTGCTTCGCTCGCCTGTCAACGGCTTTTCTTCCAGCGCCCCTACCGCCAATCAGTTTGCTGGCGGCAAGATGTGGGTCTATGCCGGGAACGGCGCGACAGCCGGGCAGAAGACGACAACCGGGACTGCGGCGCTTGCGGTGACTGGCGATGACATTGACGGCATGGGTGTGATCTATGTCGATGCGAATAACCCTAACTACTAGGCAGTGTTTCTGTGGGCGTAGTCGGCGTTGGGAGCATAACCCTCTATGATCAGAATGATTCTCCTGTAGCGGTTCTCTCTAACGAGGCTCATCCTGTTCCCTGCAACTCAGACGGCGCTAGCCCTGACCTCTCTGGGGCGGTTTCGACACTCTCAATCCTCTTAGGCAACGATGATATTTCCAGCTTCTATTCGGTGTCAGTGACCGCTTCAAGCGGGATCACAGGCTCGCTGTCAGTCAGGACCTACACAGTCACAGGCATGACTGCCGATACTGGCTCTGTCGACTTCACCGCAACCAGGGCAGGGTGGCCGACATTCACAAAGCGCTTCAGCTTGGCAAAACAAAAGCAAGGACTCCCGGGTGCGCAAGGAGTCGACGCCTCAAAATGCCTAGGGCTTTTCCCCTATGCTGACAGAGCTTCGCTTCAGGGGATGGAGAATGGAAGCCTTGCTGTCTTTTATTCTGCCGATGTATCTGAGCGCGGAATTTATCAATACAGCGCTTCTATCTGGAACAAGCTGCCTAGCCCGACTCCTGATCAGATCGCTAGGACCTGGCTGTATGTTCTTGATGCCGTGCAACGCGGTTACGGAATATCAAGCCACTATATTGGCGGCTCTACTTCGTTCGAAACCCTTATGGTGAAGTTTCTTTACTTGCTAAAAATGAAGCTGGAAAGCACAGGAGCGATCTTTTCCGGGGGGTATGATGAATATGGCAATAATCCCGGCGGTGGAGTAGGAGCATACATTGGCGGCGATGGGAGATTCTTCGGCGTAGGGGCATCATTCAATAGCGCCGATATACTCTCACTCAATGCCAACTTAATTAAAACTATTGTCTCCTACGAAGGTTCCTGGGTTGATAGCGGCACCTGGGGCAATGAAACCGCGTTTACACTTAGTCCTCTATCAGGAAAGGCTGACGGCCAGTTATTTTCAACTCCGCTTATGGATGGAGGTGTCCTTATCGTTGGGCGCGCCTATGCCTCCTGGTGTTCCGCGACCGTGTTTGATTCGTCAGGGAATGAAGTCAGTAGTAGCATCTATGCTTGGGAAAATATTGGGCCTGTATGTTGCTTTAATAGCGGAAGAGTGCTCTTATGTGACGCAGTTAATTCTAGCATTGTCAGATTTACCAGGGAAACGAACGGCGTTTGGGCGCAAATCCAAACAATAACTGCACCCGGCTATATTGATGCCATCGGCATGTGCGCTATATCGAATACCACGGCGCTCGTCGTTATTGAAAGTAATGGAATTTTTTACGAACTGATTGTGAATGAAGATGGTTCGTATTCCAGTTTTACCCAAATTGGTAGCGATAATACATATAACTATCATATCGCGCTTGTCAGGCGGGATTCCGGCGAAGTGGTAATGATTTATAGTCGAACGAGCGACCATTACGCGATCGCCGCTACAAGGAGTCCTTCAGGTTCATGGAGCGCATTTTCCGTTCTTGTCGCTGATAACGTTCTTGTCAGCGCTCTAGCGAAAAGACCTGATAAGAGTCTCTGCTACTATTTCGTAGTAAATGGAAACCCGAGAAACCTGTACTCCAAAAAAATGGATTCCTCAGGTTCATGGGGTTCAAACTCCCACTTATGGGCTGTCGGATCAGGAAGTGCGCCGGATATTACGGCATCGGTCCTAGGAAACGGTAAAACCTTGCTTTCCTATGTAATAGCTTCTGGCTCCGATAAGTATTTCAGGTATAAGCGTGACAACTCGTATTTTTCTTCAATACCTATCGGAAACTTTCAGACTACCGTCGGTGCTGGCATCGTCGAAGTCGGGCAGAACTCTAATGGCACGTACATAAAATTTAGTGATGGAACACTAATTCAATACCAGCAAGTGACTACTACCATTCCAGCTTCCTCGGGTCCAAGTGGCGGGATTGTTTATCAGTATGATTTTGCCATCCCATTTGTTAGTAGTAAGCCATGCCTTACCGTCTCCGGCTCCGAGGGTGGCCCACCTCCAGGAGGAGCAAGATTTGAGGTCTATTCTATTGGCGCTGAAACAACTAAATGGGGCTGTGCAATATCAAACAACTGGTCAAGCTCTCTTTATTGCGAGATTAAGATGATGGCTATAGGGCGGTGGAAATGAAAATAAAATACAGCCCAATTAAGTGGAATGAATACGCTAACATTGATGCTTCACCCGATACCGAGATAATCCCTTTTGATAAAAATTCAGTTTGTATAGACGGAAAGGCTTTTGAATTTGATGAGCTTTCTGTTGAATTTCCAGAAATAAGGACGCAGACAGGAGAAAAAATTCTTGAGGCGCACCGCGAAGATGGTGAGCTTTTCCTTACTGTCAGGCGTTTTTACACGCGAATATGCCAACCCTGGGACACCGGAGGCTACCATGAAATTGTCTGGTAAGACCCGATTGCAAATTGAAGAAGAACGGACAATTGCACTTGCTAATACTCTGCGAATGGAACGTGATAGTAAAATAAAGGCGATCCAGTGGCGGCGGGACAGGCATAATGATGAACTTGCCTTAGGGCTGCCGCCTACAGAGCCGCTTGAACCTATCCTAATCTATATCCAAGAATTGCGTGCTGTCCCTCAGCAAATAGGATTCCCTGAAAACATCATCTGGCCTTTGGAACCGAAATGAATAGCAGTGTATCAATGATAGTAGGCATCGCGTCACTCCTAGGAACGCTCATCGTCATTGAGCGTTTTCGCATTGAAAAACGAACAACGGCAATGAATGACGGCAAGCGGGAACAAGTGAACACGCAACTTCGTGATGACATAACCGACCTTAAAAAGCGGGTATCTATTCTTGAGGACAAGTTCAACGCAAGCAATATCGACTTAGCTGAGATCAAGCGGGATATGAAGTACGTGCTGGAAGGCTTAGGGAAGATCGAGAAGAAGCTTGACCGGGAATGCGCATGAGCCGGAATACCGCAGACTTGCAGGAGCCGTTTCGCACAAAGGCTATAAAGCTTCTCAATGCCCAGAATAGCGAACCTCGCTTGAAAAAGCTTGGGGTAGCCCGATTCCTCATCGTGGAAACTAAGCGGGATATTGATGTCCACCTAGCCTACGCTTCCAGGCTCATGGCGAAGTATGCCGCTACTGAATACCGAATAATGGCTCTCGATTTTGTCAAAGCCATGTACAAGCGTGCAGGACTCTATGCCATTGGGGACAGGGAAGCCCTGACTCCTAACACCTGGACGATGAAAAGCAAGCACTTGGAAGGCCTGGCAATAGACATAGCCCCTTCTAAGGATGGGGTCAACGTCTGGTGGGCACCCCCTTCCTGGCCTGGATGGGAGATCATGGCAGAGATAGCGGTAGCGCATAAGATCGAGCCGGGGTCACGCTGGAAGGGACATAGAGACTGCCCCCACTTCGAAGAAAAAGCCGCATGAAACAAGTAAAGAAGTCGGAATCCTGGAGAACCGGGATCATCATCCTTACCGGGTTGTATCTAGTGACCCTCTACGCCTCCCCTGAAACACTTACCGTTGTCGGTGGTCCGATTGTCTATGCGATCAGCTTTGCCACGGTCGGGTATATCGGCGGGAATGTAGCCGACAATGCGCTAAAGGGGCGTTTTTACCGCCCTGAACTTGATAGAGAGATGGAATGTGGAGAAAAATACCCTTCGTAATATTGTTTTTGCTTTCATCCTGGGGATTGTCCTGGGGGGAGGCACGGCCTTTGGCTACTACTCAGGACTCCTTAGGAATCAGCGAGGTATCTACAATGACACCCTCGGAGCTTTGGCAGAAAGCCGACGAGTCGCTGAAGATTATAGAGGACAGCTTGATAGCGCAAGGCGAGCCAGTGGAGAACTTATCGAAGAGCTTGGAAGCGCTTTGCCAGAAATCACAAGAATTGCAGGGGAGCGTGAACGTGCTATCGCTGCGGTTAGAGTCCTTAGAAGAGTCTTTGACCAGCTTAGAAAAGAATATGACGAAGATTATTAAGGAGTCCAAGACTTATAATGCTAATCTCATTACATGGAAGACGATATCCTTCATAAGTATTTTTATAACTGTTACAGTCATTTTAGCTAAAAAATGCCGATGAAATAAACAATTATTTTATTGACAGCTTCATAATACCAACCTATACTATTTTTATTCCAAGACTATCCTAAATTTGATTGTTGATAAGGTTTTAAAATGACACTAAGCGTGGAGAGTTTTTTAAAAGCCTTTTATAGTATTTGGGAAAAAGAACAAGCAAAAGCAGATTCAATTTCAAACCTAAGTCCATGGGAAATAAAGTCACTAAAACAATGGACTGAATTTATTCTTAGCAAGGAAAACGGTTTACTAAGCCAGATGACTCCATTCTTTTTAAAGATTGATCCTAATATGACATATACGCGGGAATGGTACACTGTTGATGGTCTCTTTATTGGAGGGAATGAACTTCTTCGAGAAGGCAGTTGGGGATACCCATCATCGGTCTATGCTATTGCAGAACATGAGCTTGGTGAAAATATAGAAGAAGAGATATGGAAACTAGCACATTGGCGATGTCCATTAAAAATCTTATTTCTTTACGATTGGGCAGAAAATGATAAAAGCACTGACTCTAGAATCCACTTTTTGAAGAAAAAACTTAATAAGGCATTCGCCATGATAGAAGAAATTTCAGAGTATTGGGCTGAAAATTCAGACGCACGATACCTTTTCATGATTGGGACACGAGTGAATTGGAATAGTCCAATACTATGGAAATACTGTACCGACAACGAAAGAAATTTAAAGATACTCATGTAATCATTTTTGTAGGAGGCTACAGATGTCTAACAGAGTAGAGCTGCCAAGAGATTGGATATGGGACGGAAGAAAGTTAAAACCTCGGTCTGGAGCGACTTCAACTAATTCATGGGAATTTGATGGAAGGAAGTTTAAACCTTGTTTCGGTGCAAACTCTACAAACACATGGGAATTTGATGGCAGGAAAATAAAGCCTTCCTATGGTGCTAATTCAACTAATACTTGGGAAGTAACAGCGACACAACTCAAGCCAACTTATAGTGCTACAAGTTCGAACACATGGGATAGAAACAACCAGCCAATCGCAGTTTTAATCGGCAAGGTAATTGGCCTATATTGATGCAACTCTAAAAAATTCTATTTGGACTTATCGGAGGAGACGATGTTTCTTATCCCCGCTACAAAGCCAGAAGACTGGAAACAGTTTCTAGCACAACCAGATAAACAATGGAAGGATGGTTATTCAGCAAAAGAACTAGCAGAAGCATGGCAAAACGCATTGGATTTCCCCAAAATAGTTAGAAACGCTTTGGCGAGTAGTAAAATTGCAAAGGACAAGGAAATTCAGTTTATCCAGGGGATACCTGAGTATAAAGTTGATATCCCTGGTGGAAATAGAGCATCACAGAATGATCTGTTTGTATTAGCTAAAATTGATAATGAATTAGTAGTTATAATGGTTGAAGGAAAACACCGGGAGCCATTTGGTCCAACTGTTGCTGAATGGAAAGTGAAGGATGGATTCAGCGAGGGGAAACAATCTAGGCTAGCCTACCTTGCAGCAACCTTAGATTTACCCCTATCGAATATTGAAGAACTTCGTTATCAGCTTTTTCACAGGACAGTATCAGCGATTTTAACCGCACAAAAGTATTGCACAAAAAAAGCAATAATGATGATCCATACATTCAGCCTCAATAATGATTCGTATCCTGACTATGAAGCATTTGCAAAAATGCTCGGGTATAAACCAAAAATCAACTGTTTTACTGAATACAAAAGTAAATCCAGTATTCTTTTGTCTTTAGGATGGGTTAACGATAAAGGGATAGGAGAAGAATGCTTACAATAAAATGACTTTATTGTAGGAAAAAACTACGATGATAGTGCAATTAGAATTAGAGAAAATTCTTTGGAAATTTATTAAAGAGTATTCATACATGTGCAAAGATTCCCATATACAAGAGTACATTAAGAAAAATCGTGAGCAGTACGTTGAATACCCTGCACATGTCCTGGGCGATTATATCCTCATGGATGTTGTCCAGGCAGATAAAATCAGGGAGTATTTTTCAAGCTGGATGCTCGACTACTTTGAACGACAAGAAAATTTTTCCATGCTTTTACAGCGCCTTGAAAAGAAAAATAATCCTACCAGCGAAAATGATTTTGAAATCCTTCCTGACAATTCATTCCTAGATGAGGATGATTAATGGAGAAGAAAGAAAAACCGACCCTGGAATATCTTAAAAATAAACTCGAAGAAAAATTAAATGAACCTGTAAATTACTTTGAGATTTTTACAGATACAGAAATACCACCAAGGTGGTGCTTATATGGTTTCAATAACTCCTACTTAATCGAGAAAGACAATACACGATTGTCCTTTTTATCCCAAAACATGATGAAATTATGCTATGTTCTTCAAACCTTGCAATTTTCGATCACGACCAGGACTCATACATTTACTTCACATCATGCAAAGATGAAGGCTAAGGTTACATTTTGAGAACAAGAACCTATAAGCCTTGCAATGAGTCTTTTTAGTCAGTATCGCTAGCAATATCAAAAATCGCCCATACTGGATAATGATCACTTATGCTTTGCGGTTTTAGTTTCTTTTTGGTAAGGCTTGGAAGTCCATCAAATCGCAGAATACCCCAATCACCTGTCCAATCCTCTTTCATCGAAATTGTACCCGCTATTCGGTCATATGTATTGCTTTTTTCCGCTACAGTCGTATCTGCATCATTAGGAATAATCCACAAGTATTTATTTTCCGGGAATAAAGAAATGTAATCGGATTCTTTATAGTATGTACCATCAGCATTCCAGTCACCGAGGCATAACACATCCGGCTCTTCGAAGGCTTGAGAAGCATATTCAAGTACGTCTGGTAGAAGACTAATCTCGATACCAGCATCTTCAGGTTTAGTGTGTATGTTTACAAGAACGAAGTCAAAATTCCCCAATCTCGTTTGGAACATACAAAGAAAAGGTTCTCGCTCGAATAAGTCCTTCTCATCAACCCAGGTTATTGGATCTCCAACGGATTGAAACATCGAAGCCTTATAAATGAAAGCGTATTGTTCCTTGCTACTCGTTCGCCCAAGTCGTGGACCAACTATTAAGGCGTATTCATCATCACCTTCAGAGTTAATCGTATTCATTAACGCAATAATGGCTGTTTCATCCTTATCTCTGATTTCTTGAATTGCAATTAGATCAAAGTGCCGAATTATTGAAGCTATCTCGTTTAAAACATCCTGCTTACTAACCTTAGATTGCCCAAATACCTGAATATTGAACGAAGCTATAGAAAACCGTTCTTGCGAGAAAGTTAAAGCAGTAGAAAGGAGAAAATACAATAAAAAGCTTACCCTTTTCTTACTCATACACCTTTACTCACAAATTAATACCGCTATTACAAAATATTAAAATCTATACGTAAACTTCCCCGGTACTGTTTCTCCGGTTTTATTCCAGAATACACATCGTTTGAAACCGTAGAGTACTGCTTCATCTATCTGAGCATCTCCAGAGGACTGGAGTACTTCAGCTCCCCTGAGCTGATTGTCCTTGGTGACCGTAAAACCTATGACCACGGGATTAAGCGTTCTGCCTTCCCTGAAATCGGTCTTAGCCGGATCGAATCCAGCATCCTCCAGAATCTGCCAAAGGGGTTCTCTCTGTTCCAGGGGGACTTTACTTTTTAGTTTATACCCTGTCCCATCAAGCTCGTAATAGTTTAAGAAGGCTCGTTGTCTTGCTTGGGCTGAGTAGATTACTACGTTTGGTGGTACTATCAGATCAGGAATAGCTTTATAAATTGATGCAGGTACTGTCTGAGGAAGGGGAAGACTCGAATACACTGGTTGACAAATGTTCTGCCCCACTTTTCCCTGAGGGCCTCCTAAGGTTGTTTCGGAGGAACTCCCTTTTTCAGACTTGTGAATGGTAACCGTATCGCCCGAATAAGGAACTAAGCCTTTCCCTGGTACATAGAGCATAGTAGAAGTCTGGCTTATGTGGGAGCCCTGCTCTCTCTGGCCGGGCACCCAGAGTTCAGATTCACCAGTTGGGGCTATCTCATCATTATCCATTTTAATCTTTTCGGGACCTGTTAATAGTTTTTCTCCAACAGCCAAATTTAATAATTTATAAACACTTCGAATCGAATCATCTATCATTGCCAAATCGAAATTATATTCTTCATAATCAAAATCAATTAATGTTAAGTCTTTATATTTTCGACTCTTAATTATTCCTTCAAGATCATTTGAAAATTTTGCTATGTCCTTTGTGTTTTCAAAATACTTATCATGCTTGTTCAAAAACAGCTCAGGTGTTTCGCTATTCCCCTCATGTAGTTTTAGCGCAATAATCCATTGCTCTGCCCAATTACTATTAAACCTGATGACAATATAAGGATAGGGCGAGTCAGCATCCTTCTCATCAAATGAAATATTTAGATATCCAATATCTAGGTTTAAATTTAATTTTTGCTCTTGCGCACCGATCAGACTGATAAAGATGGATAAAAAAATCACCGCAAATAATCTTTTCATCACAAAGTCCTTTTAAAGATTAATTTCAAGGGAAATAGTATACCATATTTTTTACCATTTCATTTTATTTTTATAGAAAGATTTGTCGATAGAATCTTTACTGAAGAATCGTCACCGTCCTTCTCTCTTCAGTCTTCACAATCTTCCCTTCATGAAAAGTTAACTTGATCTCCACCGCCCCGAAATCGGGTGCCCAGGAAATGAGGTTTTCCACCTGTATTCAGGCTGTTTTCTTCTTAAAATCGATGATATTACTAAACGCCTCATCCGCCGCCTTATTTAAACTTGCCAATTGCCCTTCAAGCTCGTGATTGGCGTAGTGTTCCAGCATTTCGGTGGTGGCATGCCCCGTAGCATGTTGAACAATTCGGGCATCCAGCTTTGCCGCGAGCTGGGCAGTGAAGTAATGCCTCCATGAATGAAAGCAGAGTCCTCGTTTTTTCCATTCCTCTTCACCTATACCGATTTTCGTTAAAGCATCATAGAAACCTTGTAATAATAACTTGCCAACCATCGGTTTATCGGCCAATAGTCCATAGAATATAAAGCCGTCAGCTCCATGAGGATTCGAATCAGCCAAAGCGAGCAATTCTTCCCTAATAGAGGGGATAAGTGGGGCAATCCGTTCCTTTGCTGTTTTCGTACTCTTCAAGCCGTCTGTTACGGACCATGAATGCCTGACGAATATCCGATCTTCCCCGATATCCTCCCGCTTAAGTGCTAGGATTTCCCCAGCCCTTAGTCCGGAAGTCATCGCCAGCGCCGAAGCGATTCTTTCCCTATCGCCCCGCCATTCGACTTCGAATACTTTCTTTGCCTCAGATTCTGTAAGGATTCCCCGCTTTCTTGCTTGCCCCGAAAACCGCATTAGCCCTTTTGTCGGGTCTATAGGAATCTCATCATGCAGATACGCCCATTTGATCGGTAAGCATCCAGCGTTCATGATTCCGTTGATCGTTGCGTGGGAAATCCGTTTTTTAGGCAGTTCTTTTGTGTAATTCTTGCCCCTATTCCCGCCAACCTGTTTCTCGGCAATCCAAAGCGAGAAATCCCGGATGTGCTTGCGTGTCACTTCACCAAGCCGTATTTCAGTGCCGAAGTATTCTTCCCAATAGCGGATACGGTGCTGGCAATCTAGGGCGTGATACCGTCCAATTCTATGACCATGCAGAATTTTATCTTTGATATAGGGCGAGCTTTCAAACTCCCAGAAGTCTTTCTGATACTGAATAAGCTTTGCTGTCGCATCAGAATCGACGATCAGGGCGTTTGCCAGGTATTTTGTGTCTTTTAGGGTAGATATGATTCGTTCAAGATTGTCGGCTTTTAGCTTCTTTGATCGGACGAGTTTAATAAAGGAGCTTACCGCCATTTCCTCTTGCAGCGATTTCTGCTCATCTTCCGGCGCTTTATTAAATCCGTTTCGCTTCCAGTCTGCGATAACTGTGTAGGCTTCGCTTAAAGTCTTTTTCCTGGTAGACCGTTGCTCTCCGCGTATACCAGTAACAGGGTCCCTGAACTGGACGTAATAGACTCCGTTTCGAGGGTAAACGGTAAACTCTTGTTCTTGCATTAAATCCATCCTCTGCGCCAGGTTTTAATGAAAACCTTTAGGCACACGATAGGGAAAATCAGTGATTTTACCTGCGTAGTTGTGAGCTTCTACCATCTGCTGACAGTAGTTGCTGACACCTCATGGATGGCCTTTTTCTAGTATTTAAGACATTCGTCTAAAATACTACATTACAACGAATTACTTATGGGCCCTGCTGGACTTGAACCAGCGACCTACGGATTATGAGTCCGCAGCTCTAACCAACTGAGCTAAGGGCCCGGGAAACCGGGGCGCGGGGGCGGAAACGCCCGCCAACACAGGTTGAGACTATA